CAAGCACTAAAGCAGGCGGTGTTATCTGTTCCCGCGGAAAGGCATAAACTACCCGCCCTGCAGCGCTAAGGGCGCTTGAAAGGCTAGTGCGTAGGCTGTTTAGGTCTGCCATTACCCAACCAAGCTATTAGTATCTAAATCTTTACCAAGTAGACCCATTACGCGCTGTAGCATTGAGCGCCCTAGACGGTAAGGAGCTGGAGCAAAGTCTACGCCCTGCTGCCCCATAGTTCCTTTTTGGGTTTCCCAAATGTCCACAGCTAGGGCTAAACATGCTTCTCTAACGCTTGCGTTTGTATCAAACAGCGCAACTTGTGAAGCTAGTACAGCCTTTCCGTATGGTCGTAAAGGTGTAAGAATTACGTCGGCAGCTGTAATAGCCACTTTAAAATTGTCTGCGCGGTGTTCGGTAACAGTGCGTGTTCCGTTAAAAGTCGCGCCACAAGCTGAAATAGTCAGCGCTGAACCCACTACGAAGTCATGCGGTTCGGCTGTGTAAAAGGTCGCTACGTTGTCTTCAAGTTCTACCATAACAATACTTGAGCGGTTAAAGTCTAGGTAACTTAAGATGATATCGCTAGCTGCGTCTGCAACTTGCTGAACTACTGCGTCCGAATAGATTGAACCAATACCAAGTACAGCCTTTAGCTCTGAAATGCTGATAATTGCCATAAGTTAAACCTTTCGTATTTGGGGTGTAGGGGCGGCACAGGGCAGCACCGCCCCTACGATTATTAGGAGTTACGCGGTCTGTTGGTAAACGCGAACACCCAAAGGCTTCTTGATAGCCAAAGCGCCGTAACCGTATACAGATACTTCAATTTGACCTGAACCGATTACATCAACGCGTACTTGACGTACTGGGCTTTCGTACCATGTAGCAGCTTCAGGCGCTAGCAAAATCATGCCTTCGTCTGCGCCTGCGCCAATGTGTGGGTCTACGAACAAGGAAGTTCCAAGTACGTTGCCTACAATTGAAGTACCGTTTACAGCGCCTGGAGCGTTTGAAGGCGCTGCAGCTGTGTAAAGCGGACGGTCTGAACCGTCTTGGTATCCCATGATGTTTACCCAGTTAGTGGTATTAGCTACAAGGTTACGAGCGAAGTTACCCGAACCTGCATAAGCTGCTGCGCTTTCGGTTGCGATAAATGACTGCAAACCGTCTGCTGTACCTGCTACTGCTGTTGCATCTGTTCCACCTGAAAGAAGGGCAGATACTACGGCTAGGTCTGTTGCCTTAGCGTAGGCTGTGGACATTTCGCGTAGAAGCTCGGTCAAAAAGGCAGGACTTGAACGGTCAATGAGTTCCCAGCTAATTCTAGAAGCGCCAGCGTACTTGGCTACGTCCACGGTTAGGAAGGACGAAGTCATAGGTGTACCAAATGGGTCGCCTTCTTCGGCTACTTCTGCAACTGTTGGTGCTTGAGTAAGCTTAGGAATAGTGAAGCTCATTCCACTTGCTGGCAAAGCGCCGCGTGAAATTGCGTCAATTGTTGGACGTCCGTCAATGGTGGTAGAAATGAATTCCTGTAAATGCGGGGCTAAAGTTAGACCTGTATTTGTGGTTGTTGATTCGTCAGCAGCGCGAACGTACTGGCGGCTGTCGTCGTTACCCATAGCAGCTTTAATGCTGTGTTCTAGGTAAGAAGTGCCGTCTACGATTGGGCTGCGTGGTGCGGTGCGAATTGGAGCAGCAGCCTGAATAACAGCAGGTGCTGTTACTTCCTCTGCGGCTTCAACTTCTGGTGTTTCGTTTTCCATAGTTGTTTCCTCTTGGTTTTCCTCAGCGGCTGCTTCGGTGGTTTCTGGGGCGTCGTCTTCACTAGCTGCGACGTCTGTTATTAAAGCGGATTTAAAAGCGGGGTTTGTGACGTGTGCGACCTGCTGTAACGTAGCAGCGCTTACTTTCATTACGCCCTTATCTATTGTGTATTCATCTGCGCTGGCTTCAATGCTGAAAGCTGGGCGTAAACCTTCGGCAGCTTCAATTAGGGCATCTGTTCCCGCGGTAGTAGGTGCAATTTTAAAGCTCATTGAAATACCAGCTGGGGTAATTTCTTCACTTCCTGCAATACCGCGCCCTAGTGGGTCTGTACGGGAATGTTCTTTATTAAGGATAATTTCTTCTGCTTTGAATTGCTGAAATGAGCCAAATTCAAATACAACATTACCCGCGCTTGTGTTACCTGCCACGCCGAAAGGTACTACCATGCCCGTAATAGTTCGGTTAGGTACGTCTGCGGCTAAAATCTTGCCGTCGAAGTTAATTTGCATTTGTTTCGCTTCCTCTAGGTGCTAGGTCTTCCATTTCCCTAGCTTCGTTAATGTCAATGAGTCCAAGCTCTAGCATTTTGCCAATTACTTCGATACGTTCCATAGCCGTACCGCGCAAGTATTCTTCGACTTCAAAGCGTACGCGCTGGGTCATTGGGGTTATATCGTCCATGCTTAACCGCTGTTCTACTGCAATTAGGAAAGGCATAAGCGAAAGGTCAATAAGGCTTCGGCGCTCCTGCAAGGTGTTGCTGTAGGTGCTTGAAGTGCTTTCGGCATTTAAATACCATGCTGGAATGTTCATAAGGCGTGCAATTTCGGTAGCCGTGTTCATGCGGTTCGCGCTAAGTTCCATTTGGGTAGCGTCAAAGCCGAAAGTCTGTACTTCAAGATTTCCAGATAGATAAGCGGTTGAGCGCTGGGCGCGGGCTGCTTTCCAGTTAGCTAGAAGGCTAGATACTTGAGCTGCTGGAAGGTCTACGCCGCTATTCTTAATGTACATAGCAGGATTAGGTTCTTCTGCCATGCGACTTACCGCTTTTTCTAGGTCTAGTGCGGTCTTAATTGTGCGCCCTGCGCGGGTCAAAATGCCGCCAGTTCCAAGACCATAAAAAACAATTAACGAATTAACGCCACTCATAGGCACTTGATTACCGTCTACCCAAAAACCGTCAATAACAATTCCTGTTAAACCGTCTGTTTGGTAGGTTACGCGTAATGGGTCAATGCGTCGCGCTCTTGTAGGGCGTCCGTCTTCTGGCGATACTTCTAACACCTGCCAGTAAGCTACGTCGTCGAAAAGCAAGTCTGCAAAAGTGTAAGACATGGTAACAGCTGTAGGAAGCGCTGGGTCTGGCTGCTCTAAAATTGTGCGCCCATAAACTTTTGCGTTTGTTGTTTTGTTGTAAGCATGTAAAGGAAGACTTGCAGCTGTGCCGCAAATAATAGACCGCGCTCTAGCTACCGCTGGTACTTCCATAGCTTCTTGCCGTGTCGTAAATGGACTCATAAACATAGGCGCAAAGTTTTGACTTGGTAAAACATTTATAGCAGCTGTAACGGTTGCTGGTTCAGCTGCTTTTATTTCAGACGTAAGCGAAAATACATCTAGTAAACCCATGTTATAAGTATGCGCTTTATTTCGACATGTTGCTAATTATGCAACAGTTTGTAACGCTATTCACCGTGTCGCGCCTAACGATTAGTAAGCTCTTGACCCCTCTTAGCGCTAGGCGCGACTCTCGGGGTGACCTGTGAACAGGTTAAACCGACATTATCACAGCTTCGGCTTGTGGGGTAGTAGCGTGTCCAACAGCCATGACTAAAGCGACAGCTGCGCTAATTGGATTAGTTGCGGCGCGTCTGGCAATTCTCCAACCGCCGTCGCCTGCTGGTCTCCTGGCGCAGGCTACTAAGTGTTCATACATAACCGCTTGTCCAGCGTGTACTAGCTGCCCACTATTCATAGCGTTTAGTGTCTGGTCGCAGGCTATAGCGAAATTTGCACCACTCCATGGGGTAGCCACGCTTTGAATTTGCGCCCTAGCTAGGTGTGGAGCAATAAAGCCTGCCGTGTTCGGGTCATAAGCCAAAACACGCGGGTTAAAGCGTCTAGCAATTTCGGCGATTTCTCCAGCTAACACCACGTCATTTATTCCGCCGTCTTTGTGCCATTCGTGAACAAACACCGCTAAATTTTTGTCTGGCTGTTCTTGTACGCTTACCAAATAAGCCTTTTCACGGTTGAAACTTAGGTCTAGCCCCATGTATGTAGGCAAACCGTCTTGCATAGTTATTTCGCGTTCGCTCTCATTCCATTTTTCTATGTTCCATGGACTACTCATTGACGAAACCCACAAGCATAAACTTTCCGTTTGAAATGCTTCCTTAGTGTCAAATTTGGCGCTATCTAAAATGCTTTCAAGGTCAATTAAATGTCCCAGCGCTGGGTTAGCTTGCTGTATAGCTCGAATGTCTGGCGGGTTTACCTGTGACCCTTCGGCGGCGCTCCATTCATACCAGCCCATACGCGGCGACTGATTCATAAGCGCCCTAGTCCGTAAGCTGTTTAAAACGGTACTAGCTTCGCTGCCAGCGTTTGAAGTAATCCAAGTCTGCCCGCCTGTAGTTCGGGTTAGTGGTACAGCTGCTTGCCATGCTTCTTCGCTAATTTCTCGAAGTTCGTCTACATAAAGTAAATTCGCGGTGCTACCGCGTGAACCTTCAGACGTTGCCGCCCTAATGCTGTACTTTCTTATTCGCTGGCATTTTTCGGTGCAGCTCTTAGGGTAATGGTGGCAGTAAACTTCCAGTTCTTCTTGCCCATTGGTTCGGCTTACTCTCTTTATCCGCTTTCGCGTCCAGTCTAGGCTTTCCGCCATGTCCACGGTTTGTTTAAAAGTGTCTAGCGCCAGCTGCCGCGTCTGTGCCATAGCAATAATCTGTTTACTACCAAAGACGTATAAATGAGCTAGGAAGACTTGCCGCATTAACGCTGTCTTCCCATTCTGGCGCGCTACTAAAACCCCAATGTTAGATTTAGCCCATTTGCCTTCAGGCGTCATTTGTAAAGCGTCGTTCACTACATACTCTTGCCAGGGTAAAAGCGGTTGCCCAAATTCGCGGGCAAGATTACTTACTACTTGCCCCGCGCTGGGTAGTTCCAGTTTTGGACTTTGTAGGCGTGGCTTCGAGAACCCGTAAATAGTCTGTGACGTGTCCAAGTCCATTGGCTTCTTCTTCCTTATTGCCCTGTGTGCGTGTTTCCACGGTTAAATGTAATTGTGCCAGTATTTGGGTGAACCTTGCCGCAAGTGCAGGCACTTCTTTTAATTCGCCTGTGTTAAAGCTTGTGTCCAATGCGTAAGCAAGGCGTCTAGTTAAAGCAATAGCCCCAGCGTCTGTC